AATAATGTTTGGTCGAGGAAATACGTTTCTCGAGAGCAAGCCAAGGCTTTGATCCCTGGCCGTGAAAAAGAAATCGACTCTATGAAAGGGTGGGGGAATCGGGATGGAAAGTTTCAGTTTATGCCCGAGGCTTATAACTACGGGATGCAAGATCTTCTAATCTATGACGAGTTTTGGTATCTCGATACTAGAAATCAGAAAATGATTGTAGACACTCAAACAGGGGAGTGCATGGAGTGGAAGGGGACTGATAGAGACTTAAAAGACTATCTGTCTACTTTCAGGCAAGTGATAGCAGTAGATAACTTAATCCCTACTTGTAAGCTAGCAATAGTAGTGCAGGGTAAAGTCATGTATCACGGCTTAAACCCTCTGGGTATAGATCGTTACCCTTTTGTTCCTGTTTTTGCTTACTACAATCCTCATATCCCCTATTTTCCGTGGCGTATTCAAGGAATGGTTAGGGGGCTTCGAGATTCTCAATATCTTTACAATCGAAGACGTATTATCGAGCTTGATATTTTAGAATCTCAAATGACATCGGGATTTATTTATAAAGAGGATGCTCTAGTAAATCCTAAGGATGTCTTTTTACAGGGTCAAGGTAGAGGACTGGCCATTAAATCTGATGCATCAATAGACGATGTCAGAAGAATAGAACCGCCACAAGTACCACCGTCCATGATTCAGCTTTCTCAGCTATTAGCCCAAGAGGTAACAGAAATTTCTGGCGTCAATGAGGAGCTTTTAGGAGCTGCAAAAGATGACCAATCAGGGATTCTCTCGATGCTAAGGCAAGGTGCAGGACTCACAACGCTACAAATTCTTTATGATCACTTAGACCAAGCTCAAAAGCTACTCGGTAATATATGTGTTGAGCTAGTCCAAAATAACTACACACCGGGGAAAGTTAAGCGTATTATCCAAGAAGAGCCCACACAGGAGTTTTATAACAGAGCATTCATGAAATATGATGCAGTTGTAGAAGAGGGGCTCAATACAAGCACTCAAAAGCAAATGCAGTTTGCCCAGCTTATACAGTTGAGGCAGATGGGCTTGCCGATCCCCTCTGATCAGCTTATTGAAGCATCTACCCTACAGAACAAAGACAAACTCATTAAGACTTTGGCCATGCAAGAACAGCTTCAACAGCAACAGGCTCAACAGCAAGTACAGCTACAAAGCCAGATGGTACAGAGTCAAATTCAAGATACCAACGCCAGAGCCATGGCGAATCAGGGTCTTGGTATGGAAAGAATGTCTCGTATGGAGGAGAACCGAGCTCTTGCAGTTGAAAGGCTTGCTGAGGCTCAAAAAGACCGAGATATGGCTACTTACGAGCGAATAAAAGCTGCGAAAGAGCTCACCTCTCTAGACTTGGCACAGTTAGAAAAAGCTTTGGATCTAATTAGAGTTATACAGACTCAAGCTAAAATAGAACAGAAGCTAGAAGAGCCAGCGCAACAAGAGCCTCCCGCACAAATACCACCGAGCGAGCCACAGGGCAGGAGTCTAGAGGGTCAGAATGGTTTATCATTTGAGTAGTTTTGGTTATCCCTATCCTATCAAGCGTTTTTTTGCTTCGCAAGATACTCTTAAAATGTTTATTTTAAATTTATGGGTAGCTCATCAAACTCAAGTTGGGTTAGGTAGGCTACTTAGAGGGTTAACGATCGTGCGGATAAATCCGTTATTATGCCCGAATTACAAGAACTTGTTTACCGTATTATGAGGTACCTATGAAAAAGAAATATGCTCAAGGCTATAAAGATAGAGCCCACGAAAGTGAAGGCATGGAGAAAAAAGGGAAAAAAGGCTCTTTTGTTACAGGCAATGACCCGATGGTGGGAAGAGGTGATTTTGCAAATTTACCCCAAAATGTCATGATGGCTCAGTATCCTAGAAGCCCAGAGCTCAGAGGCGGTTATTTGGATGATTCTATGAGTGGAATTGACGAAATCAACGAATATGGCACTCATCAAGCAGACCGTTTTAGATCTTATCAAAAATAGTATGGTTGGTATACCAAAAGAAGATAATGCCCGTAAGGTGGCTCAAAAGGTCATGAAACAAACGGGCTTAGAAAAGAAGAACCAAAAAGCCATGCAGAAGGGTAATAAGCCCCTTTACATGCCTTACCTACAACACTAGGGTTTATTTATGAAACAGGGATACATGGATCGCTTAAAGGAGTCCTTAGCTATGCGACAAAAGGGCGCTAAAAAGCAATCTTTGAAAGAGAGGGCTGATGAGTCTAAAGGTATGGAAAAGGCATCTGGTCGCAAAGCTTTCTCAAGTGTGGCTAAGATGGACAAGGGCTCTAAAAAACTTTCTGGATTGAGTAAAGAGCACGCAAAAGAGTACGAGAAATACTCGCCTCAACAGCTTAAAAAGCACATGAAAGGGGAAAAGGCTCTTTTGACCATTAAACTAATGGCAAAAAAGAAAAAATAGTATGGCAAAGAAATGGATTCAAGAAGCTCTAAAACCAGAGTCAAAGGGCAAGCTACACAAACAAATGGGTGTTCCTGCGGGGAAAAACATACCAGTGGCAAAGCTCGAAAAAGCAGCTCAAAAAGGCGGTAAGCTAGGAAAAAGGGCTAATTTAGCTCTTACATTGAGGAGTTTTAGTCGTGGCAAATAGTCCTAGACCCACAAACCCAGCTTTATATGCTCGTGTTAAAGCCGAGGCCAAGAAAAAGTTTAAAGTCTACCCTTCGGCTTACGCTAACGCTTGGTTAGTGAAAACATATAAAGCTCGGGGAGGTGGCTATGAGTCTTAAAAAATGGTTTTCAGAAAAATGGGTCAATATAGGGGAAAAGCTCAAGAATGGGTCTTTTAAACCCTGTGGTCGATCCAAGGCAAAACTTGAGTCAAAGGGTTACCCAAAGTGTGTTCCTCTGTCCAAAGCAAAACAAATGAGCTCATCCGAAATAAAGTCAGCAGTTCAACGCAAAAGAGCAGTTAAACAGGGTGTGGGTGGTAAGCCAACAAATGTGAAAACAGATGCATCTACTCGCTCTAAAACATTACGCTAAACCATTTGGAGAAACGTTATGGCAAAAACACCAGCTTGGCAAAGGGCTGAAGGACAGTCAAAATCTGGCGGTCTCAATAAAAAAGGAATTGAGTCTTATAGACGAGAAAATCCAGGCTCTAAGCTTGCTATGGCTGTAACCGAAAAAGATCCTAGCCCCAAAAGAGAAGCGCGTAGGAAATCGTATTGCGCTAGATCAGCAGGACAAATGAAGATGTTTCCAGAAGCAGCAGCTAATCCAAAATCACGTTTAAGGCTAGCTCGTAAGAAGTGGCGTTGTTAATCGGCAGTAAAAAGGATAGTCTAGCGTTTAGTCATAAGCCGAAGATGATCGCCAACAATTTGGTAATGCGCTAGATTTTTTTTGACCTAGTTTATGCTTGATTATCTACTCTTTAGCTTTTTAAGGTCGAAAAGTGGCCAAATGGTTTGGTAATGGGGTAGAGTTTTTAGCTCAAATTTAGGGCAAACGGTTACGCTTTTGTCTCGTAGATAGCCGATTAACTAAAATGTTTACCGTTATACGTGGCAGAGCTTACCGTTATACGTGGCAGAGTTTCTCCTCCTGAAATATACGAGGGAGAGAGGCAATCTAATAAAAAAGGAGGCCACATAGCCTCCCCAAATTTCAAGAAACAACTAGGGCGTTACTCCTTTCCCTAAAACGGGTGTTAGATATTTGCTACTAGTTGCCAAAAAAAATATATAAATTATAGTTCTTTTGGTAATTTCAATTTATATGATCCTACAATTAAATCCAATTATCTCCATGGAAACGCCTCGTGGCCATGGCTACGCAAACTTTTTGATAGATAGCGGTGAAGAGGGGGAAATTTATTGGATAGTTTTTTTAGATAATCAAGAGATCTGGACTTATAGAAACTCACAAGTGAGGTTAAGTAAACACATAACCCTAGGACGTTATGGAAAATAAAATAATAACAGAGGTCAAAGACAAGTACGACATAGACAAATATGGGAAAAAGGCCAAAAGAGTAGGCCAAGCTGTCTATGATATACTTTTAAAAGATTCTCCTAGCTTGACTACTGAGGAAATCCTTGATGGGTACCAGCATGAATTTGTAAAAGATTTTGAAAAGTGTGTAGAGGATAACAAAAATCGCTACGAGAGCCCCTTTTATGTTTTTGTTTTGTCCCATAAAGAACCTTGGGCTGATAACGTGGTGAGAAACTGGTTTATAGGTCGACAGACTGCACCAGAAGCCTATGAAATGATCCTTCAGTATCCAAACCACATGAAAACACTCTACAGAATAGATAAAGCAGGACGAATGGATCTAGATTGGGTCATTCCGGGAATCCAAGATATCCGCACAATCTTAAAAAATCCACACCTCTACGACCCTCAACTTGTAAAATATTGCTCTCTACCGTTTGGAATAAAAATTGACATATAAATAAAAGTCTTGATATTTGTTAGATATCAATTGATCGCTAGGACAGCGTTAAAGTCTAAAAAAGGCTGTAAAGGAATCGCCACCCAAGGACGACATGGAAACAGAAGAAAATCAATCAGTAATGGCCACTATTGAGCCATCGGAAAGTGACCAGTCTACCGAACGCCAGCAAGAGCAACAATCTACACGCAACGATCAAGCGTATAATTGGGGTGAAGCTCGGCGGAAAATGCAAGAGTTAGAAAGGAAAGCTCAGGAACAAGACGAACTCATTAGAAAACTTCAGGACAATAGGCCTAGAGAAAAAGATGAGTTAGAGGATTTGACCGATGACGATATTGTGACCGTTTCCCAAGCTAAGAAATTAGCTGCAAAAATGGCACAAGAAGTTGCTCAAAACGTGGTTAGGCAAAAAGACCTATCTACGCTTGAAGAGAGGATTCAGATTAAGTTCCCAGACTTTGAGCAGGTAGTCTCAGCGAAAGCTATAGATGACCTGAAAAAAGATGAACCAGAGCTGGCCTATTCTTTAGCCTCGATGCAAGATCCTTATCAACAGGCGGTGGCAGCCTACAAGCTTTTAAAAAAATTAGGGGGTCAAGAGACAATGAGTACAGAGCAAAAAAAGGCTCTAGAAAACAGATCTAAGCCTCAATCTTCACAGACTATTGTGAAAAATAGCGCAATTGGTAATGCCCACTTGTTTGAAAATGGCTTAACGCCAGAGTTGAAAAAACAACTCTATCAGGAAATGCAAAGGGCCGTTAAAGGATTCTAATTTTTGCCGATTTAATTAAATTTAAATACGGTAAGTTATGTCTATTACTACTACGTCCGTATTGCCAGCACCAGTACAGCAAAGCTTTAGCTTTAAGCTTCTATCGGTGCCAGTTCCCTACATGATCCATAAGATCCCAGCAGAACTAAAGGCAATGCCAAGAAACGGCGGTACGACTCTGAGAATGCGTCGTTATAATCCGCTTGCTACTGCTCCAGTTCCATTAGGAAATAGCGGAGTAACTCCACCCCCACAAACTCTTACAGCGATCAACATTGACGCTCAAATGAGCTTCTACGGGACTTATGTTCTCCTCAATGAGCAGGTAACCCTACAAAATCAGGACCCTGTTTTAAATGAGGCTGCTCAAAGATTGGGTGTCTCGTTAAGACAGACAGAAGATCAGCTAATGAGAGATATGTTGGCATCAACAGCCTCTTTTATTAACTGCGTGAACGGTACTAACGGGGATGTCCCCACAGAAATTACCCGTGCTGATATTGATGTTGTAATCCGTACCCTAAGAGGGAATAACGCTTACAGCTTCCTATCTGGTGTAGATGGGGATCTAAAATTTGGT